ATGGATCTGCTCGTAGTCGTTGGCACAGTACATCACGTAGTGCATGATGTCCTGGAGGTCGTCCGCCGCGTCCTGCATCTCCATGGTCTCCGGCAGGAGCTTTGCCTCCGGCATGGACAGCATCTGATCCGCGACCACGTTATTGATCGTGCTTTTCAGCGTCTGGAGCTGAAGCGTCCGTTTGCCGTTCTTCATGACGGTCTTCGGGTCGTCCTGGTCCGGATCTTCCATGTGCAGGATCTTGCGGCACTTCATGGCCTCTTCGTGGTAAGGCCGGTTCATCTGCTCAAAGATGTCCAGCCGGTCGTAGATCGTATCGAGGAGCTCCTGTTCCTCTTCGGACAGCTCCTGATCCTCGAACACGAACTCTTCCTGCAACTCTTTCTCTTTATCTGTCATGCGCTCACCTCAATCAAAAAAATTAACGGCACGGGGCTGTCAAGAAAACGAAGAGGGGGCTCCTCCTTTTTTTGATTTATTTTTTGCTGCACGCGGGCTCCGCGCCGTTAATCGTCAAGTGGACTCCAGGGCTTGTATTCCCTCGGAGGTTTCTTTGCCGCCGTGACGGGGTGGTCCATTAGGAAATACCTGGTACTGTCGTAGGCGTGGTCTTCCGCTAAAGTATCCACGTCCTCCCGCTTCTTCTCGTCATACGGCAGGTTGGGGACTGTCCTTATCCAGTCCTTGCAGGTGTTGAAGATATACATCCCCGGCTTGCCTTCCGAATCAAAACGGAGGCGCTCATGCACCTCCATCTTTCCCGCAATCCGGGCCTTATCGCATTTGCTGAAGACGACGCCTTTATGGCGTCCGTAGTATCCCGGGGCCATCTGGTCAGCGATGCTGTCGCCCCGGTCCTTGTCGAAGATCGAGGAGTCAGCGACCCGCAGGACCCGCAGGTTGTTCCGGATCTCAAACTCTTCCCGCTCCAGGATGCCCTCCATGATCTGTGTCGGCGTCAGCTTGATGCCGGTGTCCGCCTTGTTTGGCACACAACCGTACCACTCGCGGTACAGGTAGACAGTGCCTTCCCCTCCGCCCCGGCTCGGAGCTATGGCCCACCATTGGCAGGAAAAAGGCTCGGAGTAGCCGTAATCGAAGGACATGTATCTCGGCCAGTCCAGCGGGATCTGGAACGGGTTGATAACGTGAGTCCATTTCCGGTCGTCGTAGTGAGCCGGATCATCCTTGAACTCGGTGAAGACCTGACCTTCAAAGCTGTCCCAGTCCCCGTTGAGAAGAGCCCTTTTCAGCGCTTCCGGTTTCTGCTCCAGCTCAAAGATGTAGTCGTCCGTGATGTACGGATTCTCCATCGCCAGAGAAGGAATGTACTGCGTCCTGATCTTCTTGGCCTTGTGCAGCGCCTCGGAGTAGATCTCCTGCTCCCGGATCTCCATGTAAGGTCCGGCGTCAACGAACTGTTTCTTCACCCAGCCGTGCCCGATGTTCCCCGGGTTGCTGGCGCTCTTCACAACCGGAACGCAGCGGAGGCTCTTCTTTGCACGGAGACGGGTCTTGAGGAAGTCGTAGATTACCTGGGTAAACGTGGTCAGCTCGTCAAAGTACATCCGCTGCGCTTCCAGGCCGGAATAATTGAACCGGTCCGCCTCGTTCTCGCAGTGCCGGAACAGGATCTTGCTGCCGTTGAGCAGCGTGAACTCGTGGCGCCCCACATTATACTTCGCGAGACCATCCGGGTAGGAAGCCTGCGCTTCCTTGATGTCGGTATCTTCCAGTTCGCGGTATGACCGCCGGAATACCACCGCCGTGATCCCGGGCCACTTCAGGCAGCTGAACAAGGCGTCCATGATGATCGCCTTTGTCTTCCCGCCGCCCGCCGCCCCGCCGTACAGGATCTCATTCGCCTTGGAGGCGTGGAAGATCGCCTGCTTCGGCGTCGGCTGATAATTGATCGTGAAACTCGCCATTAGAAATCCCTCTGGTTTGGATCAAGCGCCTGCCGTATCCGCGCCAGCCGTTCAAGCTCCATCGCAATTTCCACAACCAGCTGCATTGGCACTTCTACATTCGCCTTGTCATACTGTTCACCAATTATTTTTACAAGATCATGCCTGCAATCCATAACCGTCACCCTTTCAGCCCTTTCATCAAATATCCCCCGAAGGGGAAATGGCTCTGCTTGGCGCGGGAAAGGGTAGCCACGCTAATCGGAACAGGAGGTCCCCATGAAAAACGCAGAGCCATACTGAACCGGTACGCCAGTACAGCGCACTGGGTTACAGCCATTTTTTTGTCCCCACCGTCACCACTATCGGGGCGGGGAAGCTTTTTTCGCTACGCTCCGATGTGCGGCGGAGTCCCTGGCACGATTCAGCCCCCCAGGGGATCGAAGGGGGGACCCCTGCCGGGGGTCTGCTCCACCTGGTCTGGCTGGCGCTGATCGGCGTGGCGCTGATCTGCTGTGCGCTGATCGGCTGGATGCTGACCGCTGATCTGCTGTGCTCCGGGCCACTGCTCTGCTGCTGTCGGATGGTCTGAGCTGATGCATGGATGATGCATAGACCATGAATAATTCATGCATAGCTCTGACCGATCCATCCGATTTCAGACTGGCAAGTAAATTTTGGTATAGAATCCAAACCATATCAGTCTAAATCAGCCTGTTTTCAGCAGTCCAACTATTCGCTAAACATTTGTTTTACGAATAGTTGAGCAGATATCTGAATTAGTCGTTACCAGATTCGCCATCCGGAGAACCGATCTCAGGCATGCCGGAGATGTGGACAGTAACCGTGTTCTCGTCGGCACCGAAGATCCGCTTGCCAGCCGTGTTCATGACGTTTACAGCAGACTGCATGGCCAACCATTTATCGTCATTATCCATGGACTTGCGAAGCGTCTTCCTGGCCTTTGTATAGTCGCTGAAGTCGTACTTACGGACTTCATCCTTCCAGCATTCTACATACTTCGGATGCTTTCTCCAGCGGGACAGCTTGCATTCAAAATTGTGGTACTTCTTCGGATCATCAGCTTCCTTCATCTGCCAGATATCCCAGATGATCTCAGGTGTGCTGAATCCGTTTGCTTCCATCCGGATGAACCGCTCTTGTTCCAGGGTCAGATTCTCTTTCTCCTGTACCTTGGTCTGGCCCATGTTCTCGCCTCCTTCTGGGCCCCGGGCAGGGGGCTCTCTCTCGGTCGTTTTTATGCCTTCCCTATTTTCCGGCATTTCTCTGCTACTATTGATGCTGGATTTGCAAGGATTAGAAGGTGATGAGGAAGGCGCTGTGTGTGGAAATGGGAAGGATGCGATTACATCATGATTTCATCACCTGTGATCAGCCCTTTCTGGCATGGGATTTGATCTCTGGCACCAGCGTTGTTTCCAGAATCTGGGAGCGGTATTTGGTTGGTGAGAGATCCGGGTAAAAAGAAAAGACCCACTCGTGTGGAGCGAGTGGATCTGATGTGGATATATATGTATATCTATATAGCATAATACTCTGTCAAGACCTATCCGTCAATACCCTTTTTGTATGTTTTTTCTGAGGCGGCACTATATCTTGTGGTGTGGTTCCTGGTGTGGATCTCTGAAAAATATTTTTGTGGTTTTTTGTGCTCTGAGCGTGGAATCGGATCTTCCCGATAAGGTTTTTCAACGCTTCCAGCGATTTTCAACTTTTTTGATTTTGGGTGTTGACAGATGGGTGGCACCCATGTTATATTGTCCTCGACGGATGGGTGGCACCCACTGATAGCCAGAAAGAGAGGGAACAAACATGAAGTACCGCGAGATGAAAGAGACTTTCAAGGAAGAGCTGAACTTCCTCAAGACGATCACTGAGTACGAATGCGATCTGGAGCAGATCCACAACATGAAGGAAGCTGCCATCGAAATCAAAAGCTGGCAGAATGACGGATACGATGATTTCCCGAAGAGCTTCACCAGGGCGGACGGTCCCAGCATCGTGATGGCCCTGTGGAACACCTTCATTGTTCCGGATGACGAAACCAAGAAAGCGATCCACGCTGAAGAGTTCGAAGATCAGTTCAAGAAGGAACATCCTGATTGTCTGGCGTTCGACAACTACTATCCTGATGATTCCTGCCTCTTCATTGATCCGGACATGATCTACACGATTCTTCGGCAGCACCATTACGACGAAGCCCATTGCGAACTGATCACCAAGGCCTTGATGGCCTACCACAAGAACTACCAGGACAACCTGTGAGAGGAGGACGAACCATGAACCGCATCACCTACTACTTCACCGTCTTCTGGGACAACAGCGACGGTACCGACTGGGACGAGAGCTTCGATAGCTCCCTGGCCGCGCTGAACTTCTACAAGAAGCTCAAGGCGCCCTACAAGTCCCTGGTGATCACGGACAGCGTCAACGGAGACCGGACGCTGCTGACCAGCAAGGGCGAGAACAACATCGACCGCTACCACCTGCGCTACATGTTCAACCTGGCCGGCTGCATGGCTGGCATCGAGTATTGAGAGGAGGGCGAAACAATGATCACCACATACGAGATCGAGATCCTGAACGAGCACGGACACATTATCCACTACCACTACTTCGATTCCTTCAGCAAGGAAGAAGCCGAAGCCAACGCCAAGAAATCCTGCAAGCTGCACAAGGGCAGCGACTGGCGGGTAATCAAGATCAAGTAATTCTGATC